GAACTATCGAAACTTGGGTTACGTTCCAACTCAGAAAATTGCTCCAGTCCACCACCGCATGCCTAGTGCCATCTACGGTATGGCGAACGCGCCTACGCGCGGCCTTTCGGTTCTTAAACCGGTTGAGCGAGACGGAGTCGTTGTCGACCCCATCAAACGAGGTATAACAAAGGGCATGGCGGGAGTAGCGGATCACGACCCCGAGCTCCTCGCCTTAGCCTGCAAAGGAACTGTAGCCCGAGTTCGCAACATGACGTTCAATGTGGATAAGGCTAAAGTGAAGTCGATCGCTGAGACAATCTATGGCATCGACGGCCAACCATCAGTCCGCAAAATGAACCCTAAAGCGTCGCCAGGCCCAATTTTCAAAAGCCTTATCAAAAAGAACTATGATATCTCCGGCGCTACTAACAGCGACTGGATGGCGATTCGAAACTGCCAGACTGACGAACTCAATGATTGGTTAATCAAAAACCGAGATTTTTCGCCCATCGATGTGAGTGAAGACGGCTTCATCGCCGAGTATGCCGCTTACGAACGCGAAGTCCTCGCTGACTTCGACAATGGCATCCTCCATCCCACTCTCGTCATCGACATGCCGAAGGCGGAAACTAGATCTTTAGAGAAGATAGCAGACGTTAAAACACGGATCTTTTCAGTGTTCTCGGATGCTCGAGCCCAGATTTTCATCAAGCGTCTCATTGGAGGCGCGTTCGAAATGATGGAATCCCGGCCTGTGGTCTCTACGATTGGCCTCGGCCTCAACGTTTATTCGCACAAGCACGTGAGCCAACTCGTTGGCGTGCTGACGTGTGAAGGACCCACTTGCATTATTGCCGGTGATTTCAAAAATTTTGACGGCTCGCATCCCCATCGCTCTATTGATCTTATCTCCTCGGAAATTGTGGAGCAATTCTACCCTCTCCACACCCCCCAAGTCAAGTCGCTAATGAAGTACGCCTTACGTGGTGTAACCAGTGTCATCCACAAAGCCAACCATCTCATATGGCAGTCGGAGTCATCTCTCCCCAGTGGAGTTTATGGAACTACAGGTTTCAATTGTCTCCTGAATGACGCTGGACACCGATACTGCTTCATAGCGCTCGCGCGTATTCATGCGCCAGAGCTTGCC